CCAGTCGGATATTTCGGCCTCTGGTGAGGATCCTCTATGGGAGGAGGATCACACCGGGGGCGGCCAGCTTGATGGCCAGGGGGTCGTCATCCCGTCTTATAGGCGGGGTGAGGACATTATCCCCGAACCTGGGACTGTTATTTGGACAGATGTTCATAGCGGTCCTAGTGGCAAGCACCCAATGCACCGATTCTTCCCACTTTATTTGGGCGGAGGAGTGCACCCCCTTGCTAAGAAGGTTGCTAGGTGGACTATACTGTTAAGTATGATCTGCATAGTTCTAGCCCTTCTGGTAGAGCACGCCAGTCTGGCCTATTGGCTAGTTGGTGTCGTTGGGGGTGCCATTCTGATGGAATTGTACTGGACCATTGTTGGTGTGTTGGGAATGGGGTTACTCAGATTTGTCTGGGTCGTTTGTCGCCCCTTCATCCCTTTCCTGGATACTGATTACCGCATCTATTGGCAACACTTTCGAGTAGTTGCCTCAGACCCTGATGGGTTCGTGAATGACGGAATCGATCCTGAAGTGCCCTGGTATTATGGGTTGCGGTTTATTAATCCCTTCGCAACTCCTCTTGGACGTAAACATGAGGAGCTTCGACGTCGGGTACGTATTCGGCAACTCGCTAAGGCGCGGAAGATCCTAGAATGGGTGGCTGAAGTTCGCAAAGTCATACCGCGAGAACTGGCAAAGAAGCCTACACAGGCAAACCGCAAAGCTGTTGCTAGAGAGGTCGCAAAGGTGTTGCGTGACAATCATGTCCGTAATACTGACCTTCTCCAAGTGCAGCAAGGGGTTGTGGAGGCCTATTTTCAGGACACCATGGATGATCTCTCCTTTAGTGAGACTTCGTCTGGGGAGTTCTGTGAGCCGGTCCAATAGTGGTGCCTCGAGTCTGCTTTTGGTGTTGATGGTGTTGATCGTAAAGGTGCAGGGCGATTACGATTCACCAGAGGATTCATCAAATGGAGCAGGCTTGTGGAGAGGCCTCGCCCTGAACGTCAGTATAGGGTTATGAATGGTTTGGGCTGTTTGAGTTGTTTCAGGTGCCATAATAATACCGGGTCTAATCTTCTCCGAGCATTACATGAGAGGGTTTTCCAGGTGAAGGCACCTGACGGGGGTTTGATGGATCCACCCCGTCCCAATAAAGGATCCTTTGCGCGCATGTCTTATCTGCACAGGTTTATCGCTAAACGCGTGTCGTATTGCCCCAAGATGGGTGTGTCGGAGTTTCTTCGCACCACGCCTGGGCCAAAACGCCCCGTGTATGAGCGAGCCTGGGCGGACTATCAGAGGCGTGGTCTGCGTGCGAGTGATGCTTATCTGCAAAGTTTTGTGAAGTATGAAAAGATCAACTTTACAAAGAAAGCCGATCCAGTTCCTAGGCTTATACAGCCCAGAGGACCGGTATTCAATTTCTGCGTGGGTAGGTACCTCAGGCCGATGGAGCACAAAGTGTACGAAGCCTTAGACAGTCTTTGGGGGGGAAAGACAGTCATGAAAGGCTACAATGCTAAGGATACTGCTTCTCACATCGTTGATGCCTGGAACTCCCTTGATGATCCCGTTGCTATAGGCCTTGATGCGATGCGTTTCGACCAGCATGTTTCTCGTGAAGCACTGGAATTCGAACATTCCATCTATAAGGACTGCAACACTGATCCGGAATTTGCCACTCTCTTAGAGCAGCAACTTCATAACGTCGGCGTTTGTCGAACCACAGACGGATTCACTATCAGATATGAAGTGGACGGATGTCGCATGAGTGGTGACATGAACACAGCGCTAGGCAACGTGCTACTTATGGTAACACTGGTTTTTCACTTCTGCGTTGAGCATAGATTGATTGGGGCTGGTCACCCCAGCCTTCGTGGCTCCGCGGCAGGTCCTGGTCAGGCCTGGATGAAAGCTAAGTTAATCAATAATGGCGACGATTGTACCCTGTTAGTCGAGCGAAAGTATGCTAAAATGGTCAGGAGATGCATTTATGGGTGGTTCCTTAAATATGGTTTTCAGCTAACTGTTGAGGACACTGTTGATGAGGTGGAGCGGATAGAGTTCTGCCAAGCACATCCGGTGTTATGCTTCGATGGTTGGCGTATGGTGAGAAATCTTGATGCGTTGTCAAAGGACACACTGTGCCTGAGAGTAGGGATAGAAGCTGAGATGTGGATGTCCGCTGTTCATGAGTGTGGTAGAGCGTTGGCTGGTTGCGTTCCTATCTACACTTCCTTTTATGA